GTTGACGGTGATCTGAGTCAGATCGTTAAAGTTCAGGCTTCCATCACCCAGTACCTCAACCCAGCCAGTGGGCCATGTGGTAGCTGTCTGAGCAGGTCCTACATATACAATCTGCTGGTCTTCTGGTGATCCTGCCAGCCAGTTGCTCAGGTCTCCGAAGCGCGTGGTGTAGGTCACATCCTCTCCCAGCTTTCTGCGTGAATTGTCGGCGCGGTAGCCTCGGTAAGGGCTGGAGGATCCATGACTTACAATGGTCCACTTTGCCTCAGCTGTTTGGACATCGTCAAGATCAGAACCAGCAATTTGGTAGGCCTCCACGGTTAATCCAAGGGAGACAGCTCCAATGCTGGGAACGGTTGGAAGGTGTGAGTTGTTGGTGCTATATACAAAGCTCCCAGGAGTAGAACTTACTGGATCTCCACTGGGGTTGTCGTTTGCAGTAATTCTCACATACTCAGTAGAGAACTGCGTCCAGGTCGTTCCTCCGTCCGTGGTGTAATCACCCAGCCAAAAGTACAAACGGATCTCCCAGGTGACAGTGTCGTGGTATAAAGGAGGGATTGAGTAATCAATCTTAATGTCCATGTCATAGTCAATGTGACCAGATCCGTCTGCAAAGTAGATCCCAAGATCTGTAAAGTTTTGGACAGTATAGGTCGCATTCAGGCTGTCATAGATGAAGTGCCTGGTGGGTGAATAGTTCTCCTGGATATGCTCAAACGCTCCAGGGTATAGGAACTGGATCTCAGTGATTCGAAGAGGTGGCTGATACATCTTAGTTCCTCCGCTAATCACTGACATCGTTTGGCTTCCTGAATAGCTGATATTCGTCTGGTAAGTACCATCCGTCAGGTAAACATTAAAAGAGCTCTCAGGGCGCGTCATATCCTGAAAAATGATGTAACCCTTATCCTGATACATCCGAAGGCCGAAAGACGCGCAGATGCCCTCTAAGACCTCAAAAAACGAGTGGAAGGTTGTGCCTGTATTGTACACTCCGTCATGCTTGCATCCTGTGAGGTATAAGCTGTCATAAAGGGCAGAGCTGTTGTAGATCCTGGTGAGGTCCTTTGAGACCAGGAAACCATTGAACAAACGCCAAAGGCCTGCTCTTTCAAAGATGTTTGCGATCTGATCCGTAAAGGGCTCTATACCTGTGAAGGTGTAGGCATCACTTGGCATGTTCAGCAGGTGCCATCCATCGCCTGCAATGATCGTGATGAATCTCTGGCCATTGATCACCTCAATGGATCCCACACTCGGAGTGCAGTATCCCTTCCACAGATCTCCCAGGTTTTTGGAGAGAGTCATGTAGAAGGTGCCATCACCATCTTGGAGGATAGCCTCGAGGTTCTGGCTGAAATTGCTCTGTGAGATGGGTGCCACAAGTTCCATCCGGCTGCCTACAATACCAGGAGCATATGTATCCTTTGCGTCATAGGTCACCTTCCAATCTGCCACAGTAAACTCAAAGGGAGTGTATGCCACGGCAGTGGTGTCTGCGTAGATCTTAATATCGTAGCCTTTGGATTTGGCATAGGCAAAGAGCTGGACCGCCATTAGTTGCCTAAGATATTAAGCCCGCGCTGGTTGCGGTTGTTTGAGGCTTCCATTCCGAAGCCTGCAATGCGGAACTTGAGCTCACCTGTATCGTCAAAACCAAAGGGTAAGCCCATGCCTCCTCCGATATTGTTGAAGGCTGCCTTAAAGTTGGCACCTCCAGTGACAAAGGCCACGGCCAAAGCCAGGGCAGTGGTGGCTGCGGTCATTGCGACCATCTGCGCAATGTAATTCTTGAAGCTCTTTTTGATTGTGTCAAAGAAATTGTCACCATTGACCAGAGCAGCCTGAAAGGCTGAGGTCAGGATAGATCCAAACTCTTGGCCAATGTAGTTCATGGCCTCAAGTTCTTTGTTCCACTCCTCATAGGCAGCAGTGATTCCTTTCACCCACTCCGTGTAAGCATTGCCAGCAGCTGGGATCTGGCGCATGATCATTAGGCTTTTTTCCTGCGCCTGGTAGACATCATTTGTAGCTTTCGCCTGGAGGTTGATTGCCTCTGTCTGAGGCACCACTCCATCGGTGACATCCTTGATCTTCTGCTCCAGTTTCTCAATCTCACTGCGCAGCTGTGAGAATGCAGCACTGTTAATATCAACGGCCTGGTACTGATCCTTCAAGGCCTTGAGGGCCTCCTGCATGCTGTTGAGCGTATCAGGGGAGGGAGCATATACACCAAAGGGAGATGCCATCGCCGTGGGCGCATAGTCAAGCGGAGCATTTGGATCTCTGGGCACCGTGGCGTTTGGTGCGCCTGGCATAGTGGGCTGACGCTCAGGATTGAAGTTTCCAGTGGCCAAGCCCATGACTATATTGAGCCAGCTGTTGCTTGGCATAGCAAACGCAGCCTGAGCTCCTCTTGTGATTGCTTTGAGGGCAGCTGTAACTGTTGGGGCAATAGTCACCCCGAAGCTGGCGGTCATGTTCTCCCACTCAACGCGCAGCTTCTCAACCTCGTCCGTGGCCGTGTTTAGTGCTGGGCCCATCTTGGCCAGTTCCTCATTGGCAATGTCCACCATTGCCCGGCTGACATCTGCCACAGAAGCCATCTCCAGGCTCACGCCTCCCACCTTTTCCTTCAGGCGATCTGCACTGATTCCAAGGTTGTCCAATCGGCGGGTGGACTTACGGCCCACACCTTCCACAATGGAGCTGATCAGGTTGTCCAGGCTCTCGCCAGTTTCATCTGCTCGGCGTTTGGCAAACTCCAGCAGAATACCCATGTCTTTGAATGGGATGCCAAGGTTTGCACCCATGACAGTTTTCTGCATGAGCTGGACATCTGAAACCAGCCCGCGCGTTTGATCGCGTAGCTTCTCCAGATCAGCCTCTGTGCCAAAGCGAGCGAAGCCCGCAGAGGCCTTTTCTAACTGGCTCCCTAACTCGACTGCATTTCGAGTAAAAGAAATGATCTGAGAGCCTGCAAAGGTGGCACCTATAAGCCCTCCAATGTTGTTCAGCTGTCCACTGAATTTCTTCAGAGAGCGGTCTGCATTTGCAATCCCGCTCCTGAAGGCTTTCGTGTCTAAGCCTAAAAGGAGTTTACTGAATAGGTTCATCTTTTGCAGCTCTTAAAAAGTCGGCAAAGCCGTTGTTTTTTCTCTCATGAGGGAAGCGTATCAGATCAGTTTCTTTGACCCTGCTCTTCACGCTTTTGCCACTTACATTGACCAGGACTGTGGCGAGCCATCTGGTCATCTTCCATTCCTCCGTCTCTCGTTCCACGCCGTGCTTGATGACAGCAGCGATCTCTCGAGCGGTTAGTGTGAGCGCATCCGCTTTGCTTAATCCCAGCCTCCCGATCAGGAGGCCCAGCATTTCTACTGGACCTCCCTCGGGGAAAAAGGGCCGTTCAAGGCACTGCTTACATCAGAGATGTCTTTGTCCGACATCTCTTTTTTGAATTGCTCGAAGCTGGGCCGGTCATTCTTATCCCAGTATTCCTGTGCGTAGATCAGATACACCATGTCCGTGATTTTCGGATTGGTCATATCAGTCATGCTCTTGCCAGTTAACTCTTCGTATAGAAGAGCAGCACCCAATGTGAACTTTGCCATTTCCCTGTTTGTTTATTAGTTGGTTCCTACTGTCCAAGCACCAGAGCCCTGAAGGCTGAAGGTGTATGTGCCTGAATCCTTGTCGGGGAATGAAGCGGAGAGCTGCGTCAAGATAGCAGCACCTTCAATCTTCGTTTCGCCAGTTGCGGGCGTAGTAGTGCCAGCAGCGCACTGGGTGATCTTGATGTCTACCTCTGCACCAATAGAAGCATACAGATCGTCTGGGTTCCAGTTGGTAGCGTCATCATCACCGAACAAAGCGGATCCAGAGATGGTCCAGTTCTTAGCACTTGCTACATAGCTTCTGAACAAAGCGTCGTCTTTGCTGGTCACCTCGCGGGTTTCAGCGTTCATTTCAAAACTAGCGTCCGACTCCAGCGCAAAGCCCTTATAAGTGCTACCGCCGTCGGTTGAGAGTAAGATGCGGACTTCGCCGCCGGAAATTGATGCCATAGTATTATGGATTTAGAATGAATAAAAAGTCAGCAGCGAGCAGGATTCGCTCGTTTGTGTCATCGTAAAAAAACTGCACTCCGTCCATAGTTGCGGAGATATAGTCCACATCCGTTTTGATGGCTGTGCGGATTGCAGAAAGTTCTGCCTGTGCTTCATCAGCATCATTGAAGTGCAAAAAGAGCGTGGCCATGATCTCCTCGTGAGGATTCAGGTCTTTGTTCTCAGTGATGTCAACGGATTGAATTGTCACCACAATATGGTCCTCAGTGGTTCCCTGGGGAGCAGAAAAGGTGTATACAGGCACACTGGATCCATAGTCCACCGCGTCGAAGATATATTGGAGGTAGTTCATCCCAGCAGCACCTTTAAGCGTTTCTCCATGTGTCGCTGCATGAGCGTCTGGGCTCTCATCATCACATTGGTATCCTGTGCAGCTTTGAACAGGAAATTCTTTGCTTTGATGATGTACTTTGGCTCAACCATCACACCGTCTCTTTTGTACGGCTTGTTGTGCTGTGTCTGCTTGGATATTTTACGGCCAACACCAACAGGGCGCGGGCTTTGGCTTGGAGATCCTGGTCCACCACCCAAAAGCTGAGCGCGTCCGTAGATAGCTCCATCCTTGTCGGGCTCAACCAATCCAATGACCACATAAGCCTTGTCTGGGTTGCGCTTGTTTTTGAATCGCTGGATGGAGTTGTACAGGTTCATTGTTTCTCCGTCCGACTGCTTGACCGTTGCTTTGCGTGAAGCTCCAGCGTATGCCTTACGCCGTGCAGCTGTCACCGTAGGCTTGGACTCTTTCCAGAGTAAGCTGCGGAGCTCGCGCATGCGCAGGCCCTCGGAGGTACTGAGCTTGGCAAGTTGCCTGCGGTAGTCCTCGAAGCTCATTGTCTTCCCGGACTGAGTTCGGACCACAAATGTCTTAGAGAATGCCATTGTCCCGCTGTTTAGTTTTCACTAAGATATAGCGTTTCCGCCCTTCAGGCGTGACGGCAATAATGTCGTAATACTTGCCACCAAAGCCAATCTTCCAGTCAGCTGATACAGCTGTCTGGTATCGCATGCGCCAGGTGATCATGTACTGGCTCTGCATCTGATCATTGACAAAGATCTCAGATCCGACCGTGCCTGTCTGTGGAATTACCTCCTGGGCATAGAAATCCCCTGCGCTCGCAAAGGAGCGTTTGACCTGCCCTGAACTGTTCTGGCTCGTGGTGGGCTGGTAGAGAGTAATTCTGCGGTCTAAGGTCATGCAAAGTTTCTGCGGTAACGGAATACAATCCGATCAAAAAAGCGGGGCTGCGTGTAGGGCATATCATCCCCAAAGTCAAAGCCAAATTTGACGCGCTGATACAGCGCATGCTGAATGTCTTTGGGCATGGTGGCAAAGCCAGCCGTGTACGCAATCTCCATGCGGTCTCCCTCTGATCCAATGGAAGGGAAGATCACGCCGTCAAGTACCTCGTATTCCGTGTCCTCCGTGCGGGTTCCGTCAACGGTGACATGGACTGAGGTGATAGTCCCGACGGGCCAGTAGGGGAGCTCATAAGAGCTCACCCATACTGTGTCCGCGGTTATTGTAGCACTACCAAGTACCACATGGGCATAGCTTAACGCCTCCTCACACGCTGCCTCATAGAGGAAGGTCAAGAGGGTGTCATCATCATTTCCATCCACTCGGCAGAAGGATTTGATTGTTGCCAGGTCAATCGCCTGGGGCGTGTAGGCTATGCTTGTGGCCATTGTTAGATAGTTACATCTTGAGCGATTACGAAGGACTCATCACGGAGTACTTTGCAATCCATGAAACGCTCGATGTAGATCTCTGTGATGGAGCTCTTCATCTGAGTGTAAGGGTTGACGATCAATGAAGCACCACCCCAGAATCCAACAGCCAAGTCAGACCAGTTACCGAAGGCAATGCCGTAGGCAGGGCCAG